TTATGCAGTGAATGACAAAGCATATGCTGCCTTGCTTGATTTGGTCACTGATATCTGCAAAAGAAACGGTATCAAGAAACTTGTATGGTCAACGGACAAAAATCAGCGTGTGAATCACCTAAATGGTTGCAACATGACTGTTCACAGAGATTATGCAAACAAATCCTGCCCTGGCGATTACCTGTATAACAGGCATGGTGAAATTGCAGCAGAGGTCAACAGAAGGTTGAATGCAGAAGTTGCACCTGAAACACCAAAGGTCTTATACAGGGTTCAAACAGGTGCTTTCAGCGTGAAATCAAATGCTGATGCTTTGGCTGCAAAGCTTAAAGCAAAAGGATTTGATACCTACATGGTGAAGGTTGGTTCTTTGTACAAAGTCCAGGTTGGTGCTTTCAGTGTCAAAGCAAATGCAGATGCCATGATGAAGAAACTGAAAGATGCAGGATTTGAAGCTTTTATCACAACCGAAAGCGGAACACCAGTCACCATTGAAGCACCAAAGACTGAAACAAAAGTCATCAAGGTTGGAAGCAAGGTCAAAATCAAACAGAATGCACCTGTCTATGGTAAAACAACAAAATTTCAGTCCTGGGTATATCCCTTGACCTGGATTGTGCATTCAATGAATGGTGACAGGGTTGTTGTCAATAAAGACACCACAGGTAAATATGCAATTATGTCACCTGTGAAGCTGTCAGATTTGACCCTTGTGGAATAAAAATCTTGTTACTAACCTGTTACTAACCACCAGGTTTTAACCCATTCTGACGGGTTCAAAAAGTTCAGCAAACCCTCGAAAATACTGCATTTTCACCACTTGAAAAATGAACAAATTCATGATATAATATCCACTGGAAACCCCCAACTGCTGATTTATAGCGGTTGGGGGTTATTTTTTGTTACTAACCTGTTATTAGTTCAAAGTTGCATCTATCAATTCAATGGCTTCTTTCAGTTCTTCAATTGTCTTGTGGGTGTAGATTCTTTCACCCACTTCTTTTGATTTGTGACCCATCATCAAATCAATACATACTTTGTTTGCACCTGCGGAATCAAGTCTTGACCTGAATGTGTGTCTACATTCATGTGGTGTGTGTTCCATTCCCAACCGTTCCATGATGGTATTCCAAAATTCATAATACTTGGTGTTGGACATTTTCTTTCCTTCATAACTGAAAAGATATTTGTTCCCCTGGTCTTTTCTTCTTTGAACTAACTGAACAATCTTGGAATGAATCGGAACAATACGGTCTTTTCCTGCTTTGGTCTTGATACCCCCTTTCTTTTGGTATGTGTTACACATGTTACGGTGTTACACATCTTTTCTTATTACTTAATTTTTTAGAAAATCATTAAATTTTATTGATTATAAAAACCTTAAAAATATAAGAAATATAAAGTAACCGTAACAACCGTAACAACTGTAACATTTGTTATTTTTCAGTGTATTTATCAATCATACAAAGGTCAATCAAAGTGTCAATTGCTTTGTCTTTGCCTGCTTCATTAAGTTCAACGAACTGTTCAAGTAATTCAACTGCTTTCTTTCCATAAGTAACTTTGATTGCTTCAAGAAGCTGCACTTCTGTTGCATTCTTTTCATACATCAATCTTTCCATAGGCACATCATGACCCATCAACCAGGCTTCTGAAACATTCAATGCCCTTGCAAGTAAATAAAGTGCCTTTTGTTTTGCTTCATATACCCCATTGGTGTACTGACTGATTCTTGCTTTGGATAAACCAGTCCTATTTGACAATTCGATTGGTTTCATTCCTCTTATTTCTAATGCTTTGTTAAGCCTATTTTTGAAAGAATCTCCCATGTTCATCACCTTACTAATATTATATGGGATTGTACGCATTATTATACACTATAGTTAAGGAAATTTCAAGGAAAACAGAAAAAAGTTAAAGAAAAATGAAAAAACCTATTGACAGCAAAAGTTAAGGATGCTATGATGAAATCAAGTCAATCAAGGGAACAGTGAAGGAACACAAAGAATTCAGGGGCATCAATCAGACCGAACTTACAAGATGCAAAGTTGACTAACTGATTGACCATTGTTCTTTGACAAGTGAACACAGACCAGTAAAAGGCATGGCACAATCCCCATGTTGTAATAATCTGGTTGAATAAGCTTGATGCTTCAAAAATTGATGAAGCCGAATTTGGGTTCGGCGGTCTGCATGGTTATTCCAAAATTGTTGATGTTTCAAATGCATTGTATATATGCAAACAACTTGATAGTGAAGGCAAACTTGATGAAACCATGAAAAGATATGGCTTCAAAGTGCAAAGAAATAAAATTGGTGTACTTGAACGGAAAGGAAGTGATTAGATGATTGATGTTGTATTTGACTATTCCAAGTTAAGGGGGAAAATCAAAGAAGTGTTTGGAACACAGTCTGCATTTGCTGCTGAAATGCAAATGTCACCTGTTTCCCTGTCTGAAAAGCTGAACAACAAAGTGCAATTCAGTCAGAAGGAAATTGACAGAGCATGTGACCTGCTTCAAATTGCAAAAGAAGAAATACCCATATATTTTTTTGCACCAAAAGTTAAGAAAGCTTAACCAAATAACAAGAAAGGATGTTTGAAAATGAGTTTTTCAGAAAGATTGAAACAGGCAATGGTTGAAAGAAACATGACCCAAGCTGAACTTTCTGCACTGACTGGAATTGGTAAGTCATCCATCAGTCAGTATCTTTCAGGTAAGAATGAACCCAGAGAACCTACTATAAGAAAAATTGAAGAAGCACTTGGTTGTTCTTTGGGTTTACCTGAAAAAACTGAAAATGAATGTTCAGAAAATATCATGAAATTTTCTACAAAGAAAATAACCATCAGGCAAGCAGCAAAAGTGATGCACATATCAGAGGATACGCTTTCTGAAAAGCTTCAAAAAGGCGAATTACCGTTCGGATATGCACATAAAAAACCTGGTTCAAGTAAGTATTCATACTACATCAGCCCAAAGAAATTTTATGAATATACAGGTTGGTGTTATTAAAGAAAGGATGGTTAAAACATGGAAAATGTAAAGGGATACAAAGTGTTCAATCCTGATTGGACATGTAGAGGTTTTCAATATGAGGTCGGAAAGACCTATGAAGAAAATGTGAAACCAAGTGTTTGTGATAGGGGTTTTCACTTCTGCAAACAAGCAAAGGACTGTTTCAACTATTACACATTTGACCCTAAAAACAAAGTTGCAGAAGTTATTGCACTTGGTGAAGTTGCAGAAGAAGGTGATAAGTGCTGCACTAACAAGATTCAAATAGTGCGTGAAATTTCATGGGAAGAAGTTCTGACCATTGTCAACACAGGAAGGGCATGCACTGGTCTTTGCAACAGCGGTAATTGCAACAGCGGTAATTGGAACAGCGGTGATTGGAACAGCGGTAATCGGAACAGCGGTGATTGCAACAGCGGTAATTGCAACAGCGGTGATTGCAACAGCGGTAATTGGAACAGCGGTGATTGGAACAGCGGTAATCGGAACAGCGGTGATTGCAACAGCGGTAATTGCAACAGCGGTCACCGCAACAGCGGTAATTGGAACAGCGGTAATTGGAACAGCGGTAATTGGAACAGCGGTAATTGGAACAGCGGTCACCGCAACAGCGGTCACCGCAACAGCGGTAATTGGAACAGCGGTGATTGGAACAGCGGTAATTGGAACAGCGGTGATTGGAACAAGGCTTCCAATACGGTTGGTTGTTTTAACACTGAAAGTCAGAAGTTGCGGTTCTTTGATAAAGAAACAGATATGACCTTTGAAGAATGGAGAAATTCAGAAGCTTACTGGTTAATGAACAGAATTAATTTCAGACCTGCTGACTGGATTTGGGAAGATGAAATGTCAGATGCTGAAAAAGCTGAACACCCCGAATACAAAACCACTGGTGGTTATTTGAAAATTCGTGACAACACAGATTGCTGCAAAGAATGGTGGAATGGACTTACAAAACGTGAAAAGCAAGTAATAAAAAATATTCCAAACTTTGATGCAGACAAATTTTTCATAATCACTGGGATAAGGGTTTGGTGATGCCTATGCAATTATATGAACACCAAAAGCAAGCACTGGAACAAACAAAAGGCTTCAACAAGGTTGCATATTACTTGGACATGGGTCTTGGAAAAACATTTGTTGGTTCAGAAAAGATGGTTCAGCTTGGTTCAGATACAAACATCATAATCTGTCAGAAATCAAAGATAAATGACTGGATGAAGCACTTCAAAGACCACTATCCCAAAATTCAAATTTATAACCTGACCGATAAAAAGCAATTGGATGATTTCATTTCACATGATACAGCATGGGCAGGTTATCCTGGTGCAACCATGACAGTCGGTATTATCAATTATGATTTGGTGTTCAGAAGGTCAGAACTTCTTCAATTAGAGCATTTCACCCTGATGCTTGATGAATCATCACAGATACAGAATGATACAGCAAAGCGAACAAAGTTCATTCTGAAAATGAAACCTGACAATGTAATTCTTCTTTCAGGAACACCGACATCAGGCAAGTATGAAAACCTGTGGTCACAAATGCACTTGCTTGGATGGGAAATCAGCAAGGAATTATACAACAGACAATATGTAAACTGGGTTAAGGTTGAACAAGATGGGTTCATTCACTTTGTGATTGACAAGGAAGAACCATACAAAAATGTTGACCGCTTAAAGAAAAAGATGCGTGACCATGGTTCTGTGTTCATGAAAACAGAAGAATGTTTTGACCTTCCTGAACAGATATTCATTCCAATTACAGTTCCAAAAACGAAAGAATATAACACATTCAGAAAAAAAGGACTTGTGACTATTGAAGGAACTGAACTGGTTGGTGACAGCACCCTAACAAAGCGATTGTATTCAAGGATGCTTTGCGGACATTACAACAAGGACAAGCTTCAAGCATTCAAAGACCTGGCATCCAGTACCAAAGACAGACTGATTGTGTTTTACAACTTTAATGCAGAACTGGATGCACTTCAAAGGATAGCAGC